AGCCGCTATCAAGACTCAGAAGAGTCTTAGACAGGGGCTATCGGCTGGAAGACTAGGATGGGCCTTCATCAGCAGAGTCGATCACCTCGACCCCGTTGATGGGCACGTCCTATTCGAAAAGAAGAAGAGGATAATGTCAGTGGACTGGGAAAAGGCCACTGATATTCCTCCTCACAAAAGCGCTCATGCTGTCACATCTCGTCTATTAGACAAGATGCGACTAAGCAAGGAGCTACGAGACACCCTAAACTGTATATGGCCCGGTTGCAAGGACCTATACGTTAAGGGTAAATACGTGTGTCAAATGGTCAACGGAATTCCCATGGGAGATCCGCTGACCAAGACAAACATTTCTTTAGCCCACCCAATCTGCGAAGCGTACGCGCATCGCAGAATGCCGGGGGTCAAGATAGTCCATGCCGGCAACGGTGATGACACTGTTATCATCGCCGCCGCCGACACGGACGAAATGTGCGACAAGTGGTTCGAGGAGTACAATCGTGCGACTGTACAACTCGGCTACCGCCTGTCTCCGCTAGACACCTTCGTGACAAGTACCTGGGGTACTTATTGCGAGGAAGTCTTCCATATACCGGTCGATCGGTTCAACACTGTAAGAACAGCGTCGAAACTGAAAGACAATCGATACCTTCCATACCTAGACCATCCAAAGATGCGTTTAGTTATAGATACCAAGAAAGACCGAGGGGACTACTCTTCCGATATTACAGGAAAAGTAACCCTACTCGGTAAAGATCAGCAATATGCCGAGCAAGGAGAAGAGGGTCACCTCTTCTCCGTTGCCTCGGCTATGCAAGACGTATGTCTCGGGGTAAGATATGAGCAGAGGCCCATGTACTTACCACGAGAAATATTCAGTGTTGGCAAAATGCCGGCCTTCTGGAACACAGAAAGCTGGGCAAATGCCATATGGAGTATGCCCCAAAAGGTCGTGAACATTACTGTTCGCGCCCTTAAGGAGCTCATGGGAGACATTCCCACAAACTTGACAGAATTAAGAGCTGTTAAGTCTGGGGAACGTCACTTCGATGGTGAGGCAGTCGCCGAGGTATTTACAATACCCGACGACGACCCCATCAAACAATTGGTTACAGTACGCAGGGAGGATGCTAAAAAGATCCCCCCTGGAGTGCTGGAACGACTGGTTGAGAGTAAGCACTTGACCACTTCAAAAGAAGTGGAAGCGCTTTATCTCTTCATGAAAAGACTCGAAGAACTCGAGCAGGTCGTGCATAACGACCTGTTCGAGATGCTTCGAACAAAAGTCTCAGTCTTGAGAGAGTATTCCAAGGAAGACACTCTCAAGACTTGTGAGAAATTCAAAAGTAAGTTTTTCAAACAGCAATGGACCTTAAGAAGGCCCTTTGAAGTTGATTACTACCTGACGCATCACATAGACGAGCTGCGAAGTTCCGATCCCAGGACCGTGAACATCGAGTTCGACTATGTGAACCGATTTGCGAAGAGACTCCGCCCTGACTCGGTTAAAACCCGAGCCGAGGAGGAGCTCTACGAATGGTTTGTGCGTAGCGTGGATAACATACTCGAAGGAAACGAGTATGATAT